GCTGCCGTTTGTTCTTCTTCTGTTCTGTGGCCGCAAATAACCGTGCAATCAAAGATTTTGATCACTTCCTCAAAAATCACGATCAAGTCAGAATGGCAAGAATCCAGGTTTTCTTGTGATTGCTCACTAAAGCTGGGCATATTAACCTAGCTCCCTTTTAATGGTCTGCGCCTTCAATAGCAGCCTTGTCTTTTCATTTGCAGTGAAAGGAACCTCAAAATGCTTGCTGATAGATAAAAACAAAAATGACATATCTTTCAACCCTATAAATACCCATAGACTGTGGGTGACATTTTCCGCACTGTAATATCGCGCAATCTGACATGCTGGCAGATCATCTGAATGCAGCTCAACATATCCACGCCTGCCAATGTCCTCAAGTAATCCAACATAATGCATGTCAACTGGCAAATCAATATAGTCTGTTGCGATACTATGATCAACCCCATGACCTGCAGCCTGTATCAAGCTGACTGAATACGGCTTTCCCACTGAAGGGATGCCGCCACCATTCTTGCCAGCAAACAGCATGACCCTATCAGCACCAAGCTCGGTCATCTGCCCCATTATCTTGCCAACCTCACCAACCCGGCCAAACCCGTTAATGTATTTCCTATCTGCAAACCATTGTTTTAAATAACACTGCAACCATCTAAAAAACCCTATTGATACAAGGAACGCGCCAACTGCTGCCATATTTTCTGCTGTCATCGTATCTAATCCAGAAAAAGACAAACCCCAATGCGTTAACATTGAGGCTTGTTTAGTATCACATTGCTGTGATTGTCGGGTAATGGCAGAATATGATAGTGCATAATAAGCGCCGCCGGTTGAATGCCAGCGGGTTGGCTGACTAATGTTTATACATTGAGGCCCCTATTGTACGTTTTTGGGCTGTTTTGGTCAATAATCCACCCCTATAACGCGACATCATTCGTTACCTCTGGTTAAGGCTAACCTCAAGTGGCTGCTTCCGTAATCCTGAATATCACACTCCCTGACTACATCCATGTGCTGCCTGCTGCTTGTTTTTCTGATGTCACTTTCAGCAACACTCCTATGTATATCTCCATTTAATAATCTAATGTCCCAGCTTGGCTTTTTGTTAACCCAGTGCGGGTTAAAAGCTACTGTTTTTCTCATCATTCGTTACCTCTGTCTGCTCTCGCTTTGGACAAAACCGAGGCTTTAAAATCATCACACATTTGTATTAAGGTTTTGTTTGGAATATCTTTTAATGGTATGCCAGCTTGAGGTTTCAAGCCATCTTGCTTTAATCCAGTCTCGCGACAAACTAAAACATAGTTTGGCACTCTAAACGGTTGTAGTTCTGTTTCTATACTGGCCATCATTCGTTACCTTTTCCGTTATAAAACTCAACAGCGTTTTTCAGCGCAGCATGGGCAGCTTTTGATGTTGGGCTTTGTACAACCTGGGTGGCCACCATTAACAGTCGTTCAAAGTCATCGTTGCCGGTACTCGCTTGCTCTTTTGGTGGCCATCCACAACGAGGTGTGCCGCAATAGCGGATTTCATTACCGCACTTACAATATTCCATCATTCGTTACCTCTGGGTTATATGGCTCTATTTTTCTTTAAAGCCCTATCGCTGCAATCGCGCTCCAAATTTCTGCCGCATTTCCAGCATCTAGTCTCGCATTTTTCTGATTTCCGACCGCTGTCATGGCCGCAATTAGCGCAAGGCTTAAACCATCTATCGTAATCACATAATTTAGGCATCTTAATACCTCTGGGTTATTCCAAACCAATATATTTAAGCTGGTGGTTCATGCAAAGGTCAATAATCCCGGTAGCAGGGACAACAACCACAACATAGGGACGGCCATCAGCTCCTTGCACATAACCGTCAACATACCCAATGTCTCCCTTCTTCAGCTCTGCCTGATAAACATCTTGTAAGACTTCTACGTTAGTTTTCATCATTCTTTACCTCTGAATTATAATCGACCCCATATCTGATCATCTGCCTCGGTATACCTTTGGTCTCTTTCCTGCTCCTGCTTTTCTTCAGCTAAAAGCTGTCCTTTATGCTCGTCACAGCTATACTTAATGACAACACCAGAATTAACATACCCGGCTCTAGTAGTTTTAGGCTCACAATAACTACACCAATGGCCTAACTGTTTTTGTTTAAGTTTTTTCATTCGTTACCTCTGGGTTGTGGTTTGCATGGATTGACCAAGCAAGCATCACAAAACCAGCCCTCTTTGCGGTTGTTCTGGCTCTCTGGATCAAACCCTGCATCACAAGAGAAGCAGGCAACCTTGCTGTTGTATATGCTCAAAGTGGCAAGCTGTGCGCGCGTGCCAGGGAACACCTCAGTATAACCAGCAATAGAATTGTTGAGCGCGGTGACATCAATATCAGCAGGCTCCAACCTATCAACGAGTATGTCAGACAGCGTTTTTGGCGTGTTAAGCTGTTTTTTATCCATTACTGGCCACATCTGGCGTTGTATTTTTCAATGGCCATGTCAGAAAGGTGCGCAATACAGCCCTCAACAACAATGGCAAATAGTTGCGGCCTGTCTCTGTGCCAGTTGGTCAACGTGTTAAGGCTGATGCCGGTCAAGTCTTTCACTTGTGTCAGGCTTTTCAGTCCCGCCGCTTTTGCTTGTTGTGATGGTGTCATTATCCTTTTCCTTCAATTTTTAAAATTGCGGCATCTACCTGTGAAGATGGCATACCATTTGATTCTAAATATTCCAGCGCCACATAAAGGGCTGTTAATACTTCTGATTCATCCTGAGTCATGCTAGTTTTTCCTTGATTTCTTCAAATTTCTGCTCTGCAACATCAAGCTCTGCAATTGCTGCTTTTGAGTTTATGCGTTTTGAGTCGCTATGGTATTTGGCCGCGATTTCACAAACAATTGACCTGCCGCGACCATAAGGCATTAAGCCGTTTTCTATCGTGCGCACTATGTCCCTGCAAAAATCACCGCCTGACGCGTTTAAAGCATCAATAAAATACGCGGCATCAATGCGGCGAACCTTACGCGCATGTAGCAGCTCATCTTGTGCAGTCTTTTGATTTAACTCCCAATCGGTTAAGCCGTCATTATTATCACGCTGACGCTGCAGTTCTACTTCTGTCGCATGGCGCTTTTCTTCGCGCTTTTTGTCGGCGCGTGCTTTACGCAAAGCCTTTTCGTGGGCTTTTTTGTCGGCATCTGCTTTGCTCAAGTTTTCCACATCGTGCAATTTGTTGAGACAATCAGTGCCTATTGCAAAGCGCATGCCGGTGGCATCAACAATAATACAGTGGTTGTTAATGCCGGTGCCGCAATGGTCGCAAGAAAAATGGCAGCACTCTGGGCGGCTACTCATTGCTAAATTATAAGCATTTGGATTGGCTTCCTGAACTGCTTTTGATGGTGCAGACCAAATGCCGACATATTTATATGGAGCAACGCCCATATTGAAACACTTGTGAATTACTACTGACCCGCTCATTTTCTTTGCCTCGTTTTCTCTAAGTGATGACCCATTGTAAGCAATTATTTAAAGAAAACAAGGTTTATTTGCAATTATTTTGAAGTTTCTACCACCCCCCTGTCTACCACCTCAAACCTTACATGCTCTTTTCTTCCTGGCTTGTTAACACCCCACAACTTCGCCATCACCACTGTCCATCGACCATCAATAACTGCTTCAGAAAAACCTTGTCTGCCTTTCCAGTTCACCATGTCTTGTTGAGCGGCTTCTTTCAATTCGGTAATATTCATTATTCAACACCCACTACATCTATGCTAACCAGTCTTTTTTCTGCTACCAATTGTTTTAATGCTTCTGAGTATTCGTTGATTTTGATTTTTGTGATTTCAATTTTGCCGCTTTTGTAAATGATTTTTACGTTTAACATTTTGTAAATCCTCGTTTTCTCTAAGTGATGCAGCTATTATAACCAACTATTGGCAGAAAATAAGGTTTATTTGCAATTATTTGTGTTTATTTTGGGCCAAGTAATAACCGCTTATAATCTCTTTCCCATGCCTCATAATCTACATCATCACTGATTTTGCAGTCTGCAAATACTTTCGGCTCATCTGGTCTGCTCTTGCCTGCCGAGTTGATATATTCAACACCGTCAGCAACTTTGATTTGACGCTTGACCACATCACCAAGAATGCGCACCCACACAAAATGCGCTGACCTTCTCTCAACAGAGAAAGCAATCAGAAATTTCTTTGGTGTGTCATAGTAGATGCGCTGGCTGTATTGCTTGCCAACTTCAAAGCAGGTCATAGTGCTGACTCTCATTTCTTATGGCTTAAGAATGAATTATAAGCAGCTATTGAAAGAAAACAAGATTTATTTTGAGGGTGGTAGAATCAATTCTACCTTTCCCCACATTTCGCACATGAGTATGTCGTCACCATCTGGGTTTAAAAAAGGCTTTCCGGCCTCGTCTAACTGATGCACCAAAACATAACCTTTTTCCTCGTCTGCAGTGACACAGTGGTTGATTTCTTTGCCGTTGAACATTACAACAGCATCATGCTTTAAATTTTTGAACCCTTCATCACTAGGCCGCACACTCATTCTCATTGGCTTAATCCTTGCCGCTGCAAGCTAATGCAGGGTATTTGACTTTTTGGCATTTCAGGTTGCCGCATTCTGTGCAGGGCTTATCTGGCCACACCCAATTTTTGCGCACCTTGGCTTCATCTGTTGGCCGCCTGACATCATCTTTGCCCGCCTCTGCTTGTGCCATGCTGTCACCTGCCCATCTGCATTGGTTGAATTAATGCCCCTCTGTCGCCACTGGCGGGGCTACCAGCTCATATGGAATCATGGCTTGACGTTTATTCACAAAGCCACACCGAAAACTGTAAAAGTGGTTAACGGCTTTGCATGGCGAACGCCCACGCGGTGAAACTATGTCAATCTAATCAATGAAATTGCTGTGCCAACAAAAAAACACAAGCTGCCTGCCAAATAAAGCCACAAATGTATTAATGCCATCATTCACACCTCTTTCAATATAACAAAGGTTTATGCTTTTTCTTCAAAGTGAACACAGCCAAAATTTGGCCCTGTATCTAACCCGCAAAACGGGTCACTTGCCACAGCAATATCACTACTGCAACCGGGCCACCATTCGCCACCACACACGCTGCTGCTGCTGCACTGACCCATGTTACGCACAGTTAATGGTTTGGGTGCCTCCCAATACTTGCAATCTTTACATTGTCCCTGGCTCATTCTTCACACCCTTCACAAAATGTTGGATGAAACATTGTTAGTTGATCCTCATCTGGCGGCTCTTGCATCTTGGCTATCTCTGCCAGCAACCGCGCATACTGATCTGCAACGTGTTCAACCGTCTGCTTTGGCATTGTATCGCTTGCGGCCTGTAGTGCGCTGTATAGGTATTCGTCAAGCCCCTCATGTGATAAAGCGGCATCAACAAGGCTAATCAATAGGCAGTCTTTCATTTCCTTCACCTTCCAGATCAATCAATAAATCAATAAAGTGTTTTGCTTTGTTTAAATCCTGCAAGCCGCCTTTTGTGCGCCACCTTGCCACATATTTGATCACACACCCTTCAATAAAACCAATATTGTTGGCATGTATAAATTCAACGGGCTGTATCTTCATATCCTTATAATGGCCGCCACCAACCTGTGTGCCTAGTGCGCCTGATTCTTTTTCTTCCATACCTGCCTCACAATCTGTGCCTTTTTCGCACATCCACCGCCGCCCCAGCTCATCAACTTCTGCTTCAGCAATGCCAGCCTCTTTTTGTATTTTTGCCCACGCCCTATCACGCCTATCTATCTCAGCCTTGCGCTCACCCCCTTGGATGCTTTTGTCGATAATCCAATGCGGCATATTTTCCTCCTCACAATTTTCTGCAGGCATCTTGTATTCTATCAACTCCCAAGAATTTGGAGTTGAAAATGTGACCGGACCGCCTTCATCGCCTACCCATACCACACCAATTGGCTGCCCGTCTTTCAATATCGGCCTTGTGTGTTTCGTTGTGGGTATTGGGCCATTATAGTCAACATCTGGAATCTTTAACCTGTCCATAATATCAATCTTCTCTCTGCACTGATTCGGTGTACCTGTCCGGTGGCTGATGCCCTCGATCATCCATAATAATCAACTGTGTTCCACGCTTGGAACCAAAACCGCCGCCATGTGAGTATGCGTCTTTTGGTGGGAGAATACCAACACTTTCTACAGTGCAGCCTGGATGCTCTTTAAACTGAATCCACTGGTTGTGATGAACGTGTCCTGTGAACCAATGCCGATAATCAACACGCCCCCACATTTCACCCTGGTCATCTGCCATTTTACCGGGCAATGATGCCAGCTTGCACATATGGCCATGACAGAAACCCAGACCAACCCTGCCACGTTCATAATACTGGAATGGGTTGTCACCTTTCTGGCACTCAAACCGCCTGTCATTCTCATATAGCTTGGGCAAGAATGCACCCATTGCGCGGCCCAATATATCATCATGGTTGCCAGGGGTGTTGATGAAATGAACTTCTTTATATTTAGCTAAACACTTGTCAATTAATTGCGTGATAATATGCACGCCAGCTTCTAGCCAGTACCCTGGCCGCCCATCAAGCTCCAACTTGTGACCGCTGCGCGTGGTTTCACCTGCAAGGTTGTCAGCGTGGAAAAAGTCGCCGCTGTTGAACAAAACACAAACATCTGTGTCTGGTGTCCTTTCAAGCAGTCGGGTGAACACCTTGTCATACACCCGCAAAGATATTGGCACATCCCAATCAACGCCAACCTCTTTGGCCCATGTTCTTAGACCAATATGCGGATCACCAACAGGAATGACTGTAAAGTGGTGTTTTTGTTTTGCGTTGCCCTTATATACAGATGGCTTTCTGGGGGTGATCTCTGCTGACATCGCTTTCACGACTACTTCAGCTTCGTCAAGTTGCTCAACAAGTTTGCGGTTTGATTTTACCCACCCAACAATTCTGCCAAGTGGGTCATCTTTTGGGTATCTTACCAGATCACTATAGCCGCTGATCAGTTGCTTTTTTGGCATGACATGGTCGCGGTGGTTGTCAGGATCAAAGCCGCGATCTTCTGCCCTGCCCTTTACTTTCCTGATAACACATCTGACATTGCCATCATCCAACCCAAGTTTTTTGGCAATGGCTGCAGACTTTTGGCCCTCCTGAACCAATTGTACAATAGCCCGCTGTTGATCTGTCGCGCAAAAATCCAACAGTGTGTGCTGTGGTGCTTCTTTGTCATCCATGCAATACGGCCTTTTTTATGGTTTGATTTTTTCCGCGTATGTTAAAGCAACACCAAGCGCCGCCCACACATCTTTGCTGACACCAAACAACGGCCCAGGCTCTTTCTTTGTTCCTACTTGTGGAGTTTTGCCGCCGCCAGACGGGTCAAACAGATCAAGAATTGCCTGCCTGATATTTGAATCTTTTGCACGCATTGATCCGCAAAGGTGCATTTTGACTTCTTTGCGATAAATTAACTCTGGCACTTTATGCCCTGCATCAACCGCCACCTGTATAAATCTGCCAGACCAGACACACGTTTCAAAAACGTCTTTTCCCACTGGCATGCCATAGCTTGCCACCATCTCAATTGCGCTCTGATGGTGGCCCAACTCTCTGGTCATGTTGAGCATCTTGTAATTGTGGATTTTACCAAAGCTGACCAGCGTTTTGCTTGTTTCATCATATTCAACAAACGCGCTTTCTGTGTTGCCTGGATCAATCGCAAAGATCATTTGATGACCACCAAACCCAGATTAATCAGCGCAACTAACGTGCGAACCATTGCGCGCCGCTCGTACCAATCGCGGTGATCTTCAAGCTCTTTGCACGCGCCAATTGTATCAACGGCCCTGTGACAACTGCTGCACCCATAGGCTGCGCATATATCGTGTGACTTCTTACCCATGCCGCTTGATTCGTTGGATAGGTGACACAGTACGGTTGTGCTGGGGTCATAGTTGCAAACGCCAACAATATTGAATGTGCATTCTTGGCCGTTTGCGCTGGCTCTGATTTTCTTGCTTTTGATTGTTTGCACTGTTTATTTATCCAGTGTCATGAATATGCGCTTTTTAGCTGACCCGCCGCCAATGCCGCCACCACAATCAATATCGACACGCACCACAATAACGTCAAACTCTTTTTCAAATTGTCGCATAAAATGCGACAGCCTATCTTCTAGCGCTTCTTTTCTGGCCTTGACAACTTCTTTTTTCATCTGGCGACCTCGCAAGTGGTTGATATTATACCTTAATTTATATTACAACAACACAGTCACGCCTCTGTCAGCACCTTGACATCATAATCACCGCTGCCAGAAACCAGCTTGCCATCCAAAAAAACGCCATAAAAGTTTGACTTAATTGACAACTGCTCAACAATAATGCCGGTTTCGTATGAATAATCTGATAATAAAACATCAATATCATTTTTTAGTTTTTGTGTTTTTGCTGCTAGTTGTTTCTTTTTCATAATTTCCCCAATCCGTACAATGACGGGTCTGTGAGTTTATATTTTCCGCCTGCAGAGTTTTGCATGTCGTTTAAAAATTGGCTCATCTGCTTAACATTGAATAGGCTTGTTACCTTAACCGCTATTTCTAACATCTGCAATTGTTTTTCGTGGTCAACCTGTGTTTCTATCAATGCCCATAAGGTAGCAAAAACCTCATCTGCTGGCACCAATATTGGAACGCCCCAGGTGCGCTTGGCAATAGCACGCACCTCAATTGGTGTGTGTTCTTTGCCCTGCTTGGATATGTCATTGCACCAAGCATGAAACAATCTATTTTGTGACAGTGACCGCTTTTCTTTATATTCGGTAATCTTCACGCACAGCGGATTTTTAGGATTAACAATTGCCGCTGCCACTGCTGCAGCCGCGTTTGCTCTCTGGTCATCTGTTTTTAATAGCCAGAATTCACCCTGCACTTATATCAACCCCTTTCTTTTGGCCAGCGCAATCATGGCCTGCTGCATTTCTTTTGCGCCCTCATCCCGGCACGAACGGCAAACAAACTTTGCGCCAGACTGCTGCAGAAACTTCACATAAGAAACCTTTTGACTAACAACGGCACCGCAGTTTTCCCTGGTGCAAGTCATATCAACCCAGGTGTGGGCGTTTTTCTTACCAATGCGCCAATAGTCGCGCGTTATCTTTGGATGTAGATTTTCAATTTTTGGTTCGTATACTGCTCTCATTATCACCACCCTTTATTTTTCAGCATTATTGTATGAATCTGAGCATCCACCATCACCGCCAGATAATGTGGAATCCCCTCTGCTTCTATCGGTGATCGGTAATTCATCCCCGGCATATAAGGTGTCCAAGCCAGAAACCCAACTGTCAAACTTTTGTTGCGGTGTTCGTATATCACCGTCTTTTTCTTGGTTGGCCCTGGCTTTTCCATCTTCTCTGCTCACTGTTTTGCTTGTGCTATCTCAATAGCTTTATCCAAACACTCCTCAACACAGTCGCCCATTACATGCTGGCTGACTACTGTGAACAACGTGAAGTAATACGGCTTGTTTGTTTCTTGTGGGTGATTTTCAGAAAAACTGCATTTATTTGCATTCATAAATTCAAGATATAAATCAGGGTATTTAGGCTGGTAGGTTGCCTTGGACATATCATGCAAAAGCTCCATCACTGCAGCGGCCTGATGATAAGGTAGATAAGCACATAAAACCTCCCTCAGATAATCATTAATTGGCAGCGCCTTCTTACCTTCACCAATGATTGATAAAGCACATCTTAGGCAATTTCCGCATAGCATTATATCTTCATCTTCATATTCACAATCAACAACATCAACGCCCCCTACCCCGCATTCGCTGCAGCTTGTCCTTGTCCATGAGTCATTCCCAATCAATTTATCTACAGTGTCAGGATCTGGGTTCTCCCCCAACTTGCACAGCTTGATTAATATCGCATCTTTGTCTGGCATTGCTTTATCGCTATATTGCGTTGCCCATGAATCAGCCACTGTGTTTGCCAATATCTGCCTTGTAATTAATCGCATTTTTTTATCCTCGTTTATTTTCTACCGTTGAATTTTGCTGTTATATAATAATAATCGTTGTGATTTGGCACTCTCGCTAAATGCTCCCATAATTCAGGCTTAAACTCTGCATCTTTAGCAATCGTATATGTTCTAAATGCCGCACAAGCAAGCTGATCACTTGCGCACCGCTGCCTATGTTCACATTGGCGACAAGGTGCAACGGTGTCTAGCCTTCCAGCATAATCTGCTGAATCTGGCTCCCTTGCTGGCCAGCATTCATTTGCTTTTAATCCTCGATCAAGGGCGGTCATCTTCAACGAATACGCCCCCGCCGATTACCCCAAATATAATCAAAGATTCTTTTTGTTGGGTTGCGCGGCTCATTCATCCACAGTTCCGGGTTATCTGCAGCCCCAGGCTTGTTGGTATAAGACAAAAAAGCCTCACACGCAATGTCATCAGATATGCAGCCAGCCCGCTTATGGCAGTCGGTGCAAGGAATCTTGTGCTTGCTTGCCTTGCAACCTTCTGTGTCAGGCTTTCTTGGCTGCTGCATATCCTTTGACCTGATTGGCACGTCCATTTTTGTGAACTTCATGCAGGCTTGCTGCCTAGTATGCCGCTTTCACTGAACTCATCAAGCCCAATCAGAACACCAGGGCAAGATTCTGCCATTTCTCTGATCTGTGCCTGCATCAATAATGCCTTGATGGTATCGGCCCTGCGTGCTTGGTTTTCGATTTCTTTGTCATACGCTGGCCCGCTGTAGCTTCTGCGGTTGTCTTTATCAAACACCGCAATATTGCTTTTGTCCGTTGCAGCTCTCAACGCTTCTTTCATTGTTTTAATTGTTGGCATCATCCCGCCACCACTGATATTCCGGTTCTTTTATTGTCCGGTGATGTTGGCATCCTTCTGGCCACATAAACTTTCCCCCGGCTGTCTAAAAAATCTCGTGAATCCTTATGCTCTAAAATAGATAAAACATACACATTGTTGCGCCCTGTATGCCTGTTTCTAGTTGATGCAAGTGCTTTCTTTTTCATATCACGATTCCCTTTAATTTTTGTAATTCTGAACGGCTAAAATCTTTGCTTGCTGGTAATTCTGGTAATGCTTTTGACTTGTCAAATATCTGATGACACGCCTTGACGGTGTTTGCTTCTTTGATGGCTGCAACGCATCTGGATATATTAAGCACCCCCCAATAATTTTCTGCTGTTGCGTGTTGCACCTTGATCCACTCACACGCCTTGTTGATTTGCTCTCTGTTGTATTTGCCAACCTCTATGCAGTTATCGCGCTTGCAGTCATCTTCTGCCTCTCTGCTTGGCATCTGGCGGTAATACTCGGCCTGATAAATAATACTCAACCTATAAAAAAAGTAAGCAGTATTATCTTTTTCTTCAGGGCTAAAAATCCGTTGCGGTTTCTGGGTTGCTGGTGTCGGCGAATCGTTGCGCGGCTTTGTCAGCAGTGTTTTGATACTTTCCATTTTTCGGCCCCTGTTTCATTTTTGCATGTAATACCGCAAATTGTTTGCGCAGCTTTTTAATGCTCAATATATTTGTTTGCCAAAAGTCATCATCATTTGCCCAACAAAACACATCGTAAATTTCTTGATGTGTGTGCTTGTCCTGCTCTCTCATCAATCTGATGTCATCTGCCCATTGATCAAGGTTGGGCAATGTCTTTGGTGCTATGCCCTGTATTCTTGAACATATTGCACCGGCCAAAGTATAATCTGCTGGGGTATATTTTGCATCAACTTTTTTTGCTGGTAGCTTCTTTTCTAGTGGCTTAGGCGGTTTTGACCAGTCAAGATTTGATAGCGTTTTCTTAATCTGCGGGTTTTGTGATGTCGCATTGTCAAGCCTGTCTGCCAGCTTCATGCAGGTGATCTTGTTATCAACGCACTCAAATAGTCCCAGGTTGACCATTTCAATCATAATGGCTTCAACTTTGAGCGTGTCTATTTTCAGCAGATAACCAAGCACCTCTGCATCATGCTTTAACTCAAAAGTGATGTTATCAGGTGCAACCCTGGCAGCAATCAACTCCAAGCAATACCAATATAACGCATACCCCTCTGCGCCGTATTTCATCAGAATCTTTTGCACCTTGTCATCAGTGTGGGCATTTGAGTCGTGTTTAAACCACTTGATAAGACAACTCCTCAAGGAGCTTGGCCCCTTTGCTGCGATTGCAAGAGATGCAAGTCGTGCATTTAAACCACTTCATACTGCAGCCTCGTCAGTATGATGACTGCAGGCCCGCTGCCTAGTTTCAAAAAATCCATCATGGCAAGGGTAATCATTCATAAACTTGCGGGCATAATGTGAAATCCAGCCATCGTCTATTTTGAATTCGCTGCTGTTATCTTCAATCTGAGTGTACCAACGGATTCTGTGAAATATGCTTTTAGCAGAAAAATACGGCCTTTTGGATGCTGCCTCCAAAGCAAACCTGACAAAAACATCGTATATTTCTGGATGTTCTGCGCAATGCTTTTCAAAGTTTTCTGCCGTCCATTTTCCTTTTGCCGTACTCATAAGGCAATCAACAAAAGAATTGCCATGCCAAACAACACACCATAAAAGATGCGGCCTATTGATAAATCGCTTGATCTACACATAATTATTCTCCATCACTTAACTTGTTGGCCTTCAGCATAGGGTCAAACAGAACATCTTGTCAACAAACCTTTTCAATTATTTTGTTCTGCCCTTATAGGTTTATATCTATTCTTATCTAATCTAATCTAATCTAATCTGCTTTAAGTTTCTTAAAGTTTCTTAAAGTTATTTAAAGTGAAATAGCTTTTATTGGTATTATTTTGATAAAACTGTAAATAGTTGTTGATTTCCTGTTTGCGTGTGCCTATTATAGAGACATCAAATACATGCGAGGCAAACAAAATGAAAGACTTGGTAGAAAAACTTTACAACATGGCAGGCAGTGATTGGGATGGTGATTTTTTAGCATTAGATGATGCGGCCAAAGACTTTGCTACTAAAGAATATTTGACGGGCGAAGGGTCTGATTTGCTAGAAGAAATTTTCCCTGAATGCTGTTTGGGTGCAGAAAAACTTTTGTTAAGCCTAATGTATGACCGCCCCTATACTTTCGGCCTTGTTGTTTCTGCCCTGTTAAAAGCAGAGCCAACCGATGTGACCGCCGCCCTATCATCTGAAGCGACCACGCTAGATGATCAAGCAAAGCTGGCGGCATTTGTATACAGCAACGATGCAAAGCAATTTGCCGAAACCTTTACTCATCTTGTTTATCGGTATGTTGAGGATATTTTGCGCGATGGTTGCGCCGATTGGTTTAATGAAATTCATGCAGAATACTGCGAAAATCAATGTTCTTATAGTGAGGAATAAAAAATGGACAATAAAGATATTCAAGAAATACTCAAAAAGCACCAACTCTATCTCAATAATGATGACGGCGGCCAGCACGCCAACTTGGTGTGTGCCGACTTAAGGTGTGCCGACTTAAGGTGTGCCAACTTGAGGGGTGTCAACTTGAGGGGTGCCAACTTGAGGGATGCCAGATTGAGGGATGCCAACTTGGTGGGTGCCAACCTGGGGGATGCCAGCTTGGTTGGTGCCAACTTAGTGGGTGCCGACTTGAGTGGTGCCGACTTAAGGTGTGCCGACTTGAGTGGTGCCGACTTGTGGGGTGCAAACTTGGGTGGTGCCGACTTTGGGGGAGCCTACTTGAGTGGTGCCAACTTGAGGGGTGTCAACTTGGGTGGTGCCAACTTGAGTGGTGCCAGATTGAGGGATGCCAACTTGGTGGATGCCGACCTAAGGTGTGCCGACTTGGTGGGTGCCAACTTGGTGGGTGCCGACTTAGTGGGTGCCGACTTGTGGGGTGTCAATGGCAATCTTGAGTATATTAAATCAATTTTCATCGAAACCTACCCTATCACCTATACAGCAGACGTTCTGCAAATTGGTTGTGAGCAGCATCCTATAGGCGACTGGTGGGGTTTTGGTGATGCAAAAATTTTAGAAATGGATGGAAAAAAAGCACTTGATTTCTGGGCGAAGTGGAAAAACCAAATAAAAGCCATGATTGAGTTATCGCCTGCTAAACCGACACTGACCAATAAAAACGAGGAATAAAAAAATGTTATATGAAAAAAGTATCAAAGCAATGCACAAGGCGGGGCGTTTACGCGCTACCGCTACCACAAAACTGCATATGCAGATTGTTAAAAAATATTATGAGTTGGCAAATAATGTTTGTTTTGAAGAAAAGCCGCCAATCTATTTAGTGCAGGCAGCATACAATGACGGGCTGCGCGGATTACAGCAGCCATCAATCTATGTGGCAGAAGGGCTTTAAGGTGTACACGCCCGACCACATCAACACAAAAAATAAGTTTTCTGGCGGCCTGACATCTGCAGGGTGGATGCCAAAAAATAAGATCAATCCTTTTGTTGTGTTGTTTGAATCTATGGCTTCACAGCTTGGTAGTAAAAACAGGGCAATTCAATATCTGCAGATTAGTAACTCACTGGGGGCAGAGTTGCGTGATGGTCATATCAGCGCAAAGACGGCACGCAAAATTCTTGATGGTTACAACAGGTTAAAAGCTGAAAATATATCTTGATTTATATATCAAGGCTAGTATTATTAAGCTGAATGTTTACAACTTATAAAAGGTAAAAAAAATGGATTCACTAAATCAAGAGGCAAACACGCAACGCCGAAAAGCAAGAGAAAAGGCGCGCGTTGATATGCGTGATGATGCGCCCAACAATCAATACCCTTTCGACTCTGTTGAGTATTGGGCTTATGCTGGCGAAGTGGCAAAAATCAATGATGAATATGCGAGGTCATTATGAATACATTACAAGAAAGTCTGGCCAACATACAAAATGTGCTGGTAGCACCAAAAGGGCAGCGCAACGATTTTGGCAAATACAACTACAGAAGTTGTGAGGATATTTTAGAGGCAGTAAAACCCCATTTAGGAAATATTATTCTCACCGTATCAGATGACATTGTTTTAGTTGGTGATCGGTATTATGTGAAAGCAACAGCAACTCTGACACTGAAAGATGAAACGCTTGCTGTTACCGCGTATGCAAGAGAGGCGCTAATTAAAAAGGGAATGGATGAAAGCCAAATAACCGGCGCGGCATCTTCTTATGCTAGAAAATACGCACTTAATGGGCTTTTCTGCATTGATGACACAAAAGATGCTGACCATGCGCACCAGGATGCACCATTGCCCCCTGTGGCCGTTGTTACGCTTGAACAGGTCAAATCTATAGAGCAAGCAATTAAAATGGCTGACGCGAACACACAGAACGTGCTGGCGGCTTGCGGGGTTGATTCTGTTGGCAATATACCTGCAAGCGTTTATGACAAGGTAATGGGCAAGCTGAAAGCTGCAGCAACGCAATCAGGGCAACCGGCAGCAGGCAGTGATGGAACCTCCACAGGTGAGTGGGGCAACCAATGATGTCAAATATAATTGAGTATGATGCTTTTCGTGCAAAAATAAAGGCTATTGATGTGGCATGTGATTTTGTGCCTGAAGTGTCAACTACAGATGGATATGAAAAATCAAAGCGTGTTGCGTTGGATGTTGGCAAGGTTTTGACGGCTCTGGAAAAAAAGCGCAAAGAATTAAAAGAGGATATTTTGATCCGTGGCCGCGCCATTGATGGTGAGGCAAAAGCCATCAAGTCAGAATTGGAATCATTTCAGGGGCCACACAAAGAAGCATACCAGCGGCTTGATAAAGAAAAGAAAGAGCGCAAAGAAAAAAGGGCGGCAGAGTTGCAGGGTCGGGTTGATTTTATCGCTGGGCTGCCTGCTGCAATGGTTGATGCTGACTCTGAATCTGTCAAAGAAGCAATGCAGGATTTGCACAGCAATGAATGTTTAGACTTTTATGAGTTTACGTCAGACGCTCTACAGGCACGCAAGGCATCCATTGATGCTCTGGCTGATATGTTTAGCCGTAAACTACAGCAAGAGGCTGACAATGCAGAATTAAAGCGGTTGCGGGCTGAAGCTGAAGCAAGAGAGGCTGCCAGCAACAAGGCTGAAATTGAGCAGGCTGCCATTGCTCAATATATTGCAAAGCCGCCAGCCGATTCATCGGGGTTTGATTTGGGTCAAGCAAAAACAACTGTTCCTGGCGGTGATGGCGCGGTTGATGTGTCTTTGCCTGCTGGCACGTCAAAGCCAGAAAGCCCATTTGTAACAAAGGCGCATATAGCAAAAATAAATGTTGCCCTTGAGTTGATGTTGGTGCAATATGGTCTTGATCCGGTGCAAGCGGCAGAGTTGATTGATGCAATTTCTGCTGGCAAGGTTCCACATCTTACAATTGAATATTGAGGCATAAAAAATGAATATTTGGTCTTTTACCGGCAATCTTGGCCGTGATGCAGAAATCAAACACCTCCCAAATGGCACAGCAGTTTGTGAATTTCCCGTTGCTGTAACAAGTGGCTATGGTGACAAAAAGCAAACAACCTGGGCGCGGTGCGTTATATTTGGCAAGAAAGCAGAAGGCGGCCTGCCAGCCTATTTAGTGAAGGGGCAGAAAGTTGCCATTAGTGGTGAGGCTTGCTTGCGGGAATGGGACAAACCAGATGGCGGCAAAGGGTTTTCTTTGCAGGTAGTCGTGGGCAATCTTGACCTGATTGGTGACAAAGCCCCAGGACAACAGCCGCAACAACAGCCGCAACAGCAAGCGCCAGCGGCATCTGGCATGTTTGACGACGATATTCCCTTTTGATTTCCTCAACACAGTCACAGGTGTAAGTTGGCGGCGCGCGGGTCGTCGTTCTGTGACAAACCCGCAATAATTCCTCAGCCCCTTAATTGGGGTTTTTGGATAACAACTAGATGGGGGCAAAAATGAAAGTAATTATTTTATTATTATTCGTTGTCGGTCTTTCTGGCTTTATGGTCGGACATGCAGAAGGCAAGCGCAAAGCCTCTGAGAAAATAGACAGTATAACTGAGGCGATAACAGAAAACTGTGCAGGTCAAGATTGGTTTCAGTATGATCTTGTTTCTCTTGAGTGTGAATTAATGGGTGGCAATGATGACAGTTGATGATGCAATAATTCAAATTTCAAAAGTTGCTGTGCAGGTTTCTATTGAGGATCAAGCAGAGTTGTGCGTGAAGTTGATGGCAATCTTTGGTGATCAATACACAGTCATCAGTGGCGCTGGCGGTGTGCAGGAATTGCTTGACGTGTTAAGTTTAAGATTAATTCAACATTAAAAAGAGGGTTTTATGATGGTTGCTTTTTTGGTTGTTTTGTCTGTGGTTTTGTTGATAGATGCTTTTTGTTACTGGGCATCTGTAGCTGTTGACGGAAACCAAAATAATTTTTGGCCTTTTAGCGGGTATTACTGCTTGTATAAAACAGGGCGTAAGCACTGGAACACATAAAAAAAGAGGGTTTTATGATGGATGATTTAATGGGTGCGGTTTTCGGGTTGGGTCTTATTCTGGCCACAATTGGGGCATGGATGACACACATAGCCCACTGCTTTACTGTTGAGGCGTGGGGCTTTCTAATTGCAGGGGCCATGTTCTTTCCGGTTGCTGTGGTGCATGGTGTCGGCCTGTGGTTTGGGCTGTGGGGTTGAATATGGAAAAGTTGGGATATGTGGCAGCTTTTGCGCTGCTGGTAGTTTGTCACATTGTGGCTTGCGGTTGGGCTTTTTCAGTTTTATGGGGCTGGTTTGTGGTGCCTATGTTTGGGCTTCCAGTGCTGACGATTCCAGCGGCAGCGGGGTTGTTATTAGTCGCCAGTTTTTTGGTGGACGACCCACCGGAAAAAACAAGCGTTGCAGACTTCAACGATTTGGTCATCAGAGCCGCTGGCAAACTAGCAGGCAAATGTGTTGTCGGTGTTGTTCTTGGTTGGGTAATATTACAGTTTATTTAACCGTGGTCAGCAGCGGTTTATCCGCTGGCTGCGGTTGTTATAAAACGGAGGAAATTTAGCATGCCAAGTTTTAATAATTCACCAGACACCGCCCCCCTAACAAAAGAGGAAAAAGCATGGTGTAGAAAACTTGAAAAACTTTTACTAAGCACCCCTGATCGGTTTGGAATTTACACCATAGGCGACCCAGAACTTGTAGTTTTTGATAAGGATGAATGTGTGGTTAGAGGGATAGAGCAAGAAGAGTGTTTGCCATCTAATAATAATTTACATCTAGCCCAAATAAATTCAAGCGAACACATACAAGGGTGGTGTGGCTAGTTTTATAACAAAGACCTTCGCGGGCTATGTCCCGCGTAATGAAGTGTTATTTAATAAAAGTAAAAACCTGGGGCCAATCGGCCCCTTTTTGGGTATTACAGTGCAGCCATATCGGTGCCGTTGTAATAGTAGGCAGCCGTTACACCGTCAGCAATGGTGGCTCCGGTTTCCCCGCTAATCTTGAGCGTCAAGGTGAACCCAGTGTTGTTGGTGACAATGTACAGCGGCCCATTAGCCGGGAAAACTACATCCCGATTTGCAGTTAATGGCACAGCCACATCTGTGAACGTGATGAATTTATCCCGCCATTCTTCAGAGCCAGCAGTTGTGACCAATGTGTGGTTGGCATCAGATGGAAAATCAATTGTTATGCGGCCTGCAATGGCCTGCTCTAAAACCCTGTCTAATTCATTAGATGTGGCGTACTGATCTTTTTGCAGCGCGCTGATTTCTGTTGCTGCCAAATATGGCGTTGTCATTATAGTGTTGCCTCTGTTACATATCCGCGCCCAACTATGGCAGACATCTGGTAAATTTTAATATCAATCGTGCTTTGGTTTCCTGCAAAATCGGTCACTTGGTCTGCACTGGTGTATTGAACCGCCCCAGTGGTTGCTGCTAGTGTGCGCACAACTGTTGCGCCATCCATTATATCAATAGAATAGCTTTCTGAATCCTCGCCAACAGGAATTTCAACCCCTGTGACCCATTCGCTGCTTGATAGTCGTGAACGCCTTAGCCACTCAATATTCCAGTTATCAGAGCCATCAATTGAACCTGTGACCTGCACCACAGACAATGGTTTTTTATTCACTCCATTATATGTGAACTCATAATCAACGGCAGAATCTATATTCTTTCCAGATGTCACGCCACGGTAAAGGCGGGCTGTACCTATCTCAGATATATTGCTACCCAAGAATGATGTATCTTTATCTGCCAAAAATATAAATTTGTCGCCATCAACATGCGTGCCTGTGACCCATTCTGTGCCATGTAAGCCGCGCAGAAAATTGCTCAGTGTGATCGTATTATCAGCATTCAATGTTGCGGCTGAAAAGCGTATTATCTCCCAACCGTTAGCATCTGAACCATAAGCCGCATAATTTTTGCCGGTCATCATTTGTGCTTCAGTTATAGATGATATTTCCATGTCCAGACTATAAGGTCGCACAGTCAGCGCGCTTGCTCGATCAATCACAAAGCAGTCATGTGCTGACAATGAGTCAGAGCAAATGCCGCCAGTAACCGGGCTTGTATACACCTGAAGATTTGACCAAGTTTGGCCAGAATCCACACTGCGAATGATGCTGCCTCCCGGCCATCCTGAAGATGATCCGTTCAACGCACCAACAAAGCCAGGGACATCATCAGCATCACGAATCAGTGGTATATCGAGCAGGTGCATCACAGATTTTGACGCAAACGGGATAACAGTATCGCCAATAACTCGCTGCCCACCTTCAATGGTTTGCGTATACAGTGCAGCAGCAGTCAGCTTGGCCGTAAAGTCAACGCGACCATCAGCCAAAGGGTTGGCAGACGTTAGCCGCCATTCCAGCACAGCATAAGGCGTTGTGATCGTGACAACATCGGCAGCCTCCAATGCCCTGTAAGTTTGCGGCAATGTCCCTGCGTAGTCATCACGCTCCAACCAAAGCCGGTCAATCGTTGTTTGTGCTAGTTGCGCTATTTCATCGGGCGTGAACACAACAGGAATTTCAAAGGTTTCGATGTTGACCGCATCAGAACCAACGCGCTCTCTTGAAGAATCTGTATTAGTTCCATAGTTTCTGGCTGCGTCGATATAACCAATATCAACCCTTTTTGCCAGTTTTAAGTCCATTTCGCGCGAATGTTTTAACGCAGGGCCAGGGGCAGAACCTGCACGCCTTGCATCAAGATCGTTGTAATCAATTGTCATAACAGATGACAATCCACGCGGCACAGCCTTGATTTGATAACCTGACTCTATTAGGTCAAACGAGAATGCAGACTCAAGCGGGGCAAGCGATGAACGAATGGATTTAATGCCAGATGATGCGTACCCTGTAACAGTATCAGTCAGCAATGACACATCAATATCAGCAGGCTCTATCAAACTTGATTGCTCAAGTCGTGTGCGCACCACTTCAGACAGAAGCTGGCCGCCAGGGTCAATGGATGGCAACCGCCAGCGTTCAATTCTCAGCTCTTCTTCGCCAGGGAAGTCTGGCTGAACCACGCGAGTTAATATGCTGCCTTCAACTGTAAAATTATTATTGTCTATTTCTATTCTGGTGACAGAAGGCTCCGGGCAAATCATTACATCAGATTTAATTTCGCTATCAAAATCTACAGCATAAAAGCGGCCTGTTAAATTACCAATGGGAAAGCCGCAATAAATCAAGCCATTATCAGAATCCCAGCTCATTCTAGTGGCGCGTGCCGCATAGTTTTCGCCGGGAAAGCTAATGTTTTTATATTCTACCAACGTACCGTCAGAAGAATATTTAGTGATCCCGTCTGATGGCTGTCGCGCCCCAGTGCCTACATCACCATGCAAAACATAGAGATTGTTTGAATCATCAACACAAATAGCCATTGTGTCGGTGATTTCTGCGATGCGCGAACCGTCTGGAAAATACAAATGGCCTGAAAAGTTGCTCCACCCAAACATAGTTTCATTTTTATAAACTACCCAGCCATTAGCACCGTTAAAATAGGAGTTAGAAAGACTGCTCCATAATGAGGGCTGTCGCGGGATCGTGGGGCCATCCACATCTTGCCAAGCTGACGCAAGCCGACCAAGATCAACATATCCCCCATAGTTTCCGGTGTGACTGTCAAGCGTGTATTCTATTCGCCTCTGAAAGTCGTTATCCGCTTCCTGGACCTGATAGACCACTGCCTCCTCTTGGTTTAGGTATTGGGAAGCATGTGTCTTTGTGCTGCCAGCTATATCTACATCGACAGAACCCAAAAGAACAGGGCTGTCTGCTGTGCCGCTATTGATGGCCTCAACTTTTACCTGCAAGCCGCTTGGCGAGTTACCATAGCGGGCCAACGGGTAATCATAAAGCATCAACAGGGACATGCCGCGATAGGCGGGGCATTCCCCGTTTGGCAAGTCTGCAGCCATACGAGGATCAACAGGCTGGTCGTCATATCCAGGGTATAATCTGACTGTTCCTGGTGCTGGGTTTGTGGCAAGCGTTGTCTTTAACAGGCCCGAATTTGCTTGCAGGGTTGCTGCCGGGAAAACATTAGATGAAGCCGCTGCACTGGCCAAATCTTCAGCAAAAGAATTTGCAACCAAATCAGGGCCAAACCAAATGCGCCCAACTCCGTCAATTTGATGGTCGGCGATTAAGATTGCGCACGTTACTGAATAGGTATAGGTCACATTGGTGGCACCACCACCACCGCCTTTGCTGCCTTCTGCCTCCTCCTCTGTGCGGGTTTCTTTCATTTTCCCGTTTTCTATCCAGATCATCTGACCACGGACACCAATAGTGCCATTAATATTGGCCACTGGGTCGCCATATTTTGCGGTCATTGCCGTCAGATCGTCTAGGCGCGGCCCCTCAATTACTGGGCCTGGGGCCGGATCAAGAGCAGCCCCAAGGCTTCCACCTATGGCAGCACCTTGCGCAGCCACTGCCGGATTACCGCCAGAACCTACAAAGCCAACAACACCACCAACAACGGTGCCAAGTACCTGACCAACACTCATATCTTAAACCTGTAAGCGTGCGTTATTTGTGATTTCCATGGTGCAAACGGTTGTTCTGTGACCTTCCCAACAGGCGCAAAGGCATGAATGATTGTCTGTCCAGTGTATAAGCCAATGTGCTGGGGTGCCGTCGATATTCTGAAAAGCAATAAATCCCCTGGCTGAATCTCAGATATTCTGATTTTTTCTAGGCTGGGCTGGTCGCCCAATATGGTTTCAAGCATCCCCCGAAACGGCCTGCGGGGATAACCATCACCATCATTATACGGCAGATTCAACCCCTGAAATATATGTGCAGGAATCCCGGCGCAATCCATCGCCACGCCACACAGTCGGCCCTGGTGCTTAAAAGGCGTGTCTAAGCACTCCCGCGCCAAAGCAATGATTTGTGCTTGCAGTTTAGTTTCCATTTGTGCCATACGCGTTGAACGCTTCCTCAGTCACCACATCTTCCATTGCTACGCAATTAATAGCATTGTCGTAAACGGTCACACACGACCCTGAACGCTTTTTATCACAACCAGGAATCATTTTGTAAGTATCACCCACTTGGATGGCTGAAAACGTGCTTTCTTGCAGCGTAAAGACACCACCTGTTGCATGATCCTTGATTGACATGCTGCGCAATCCTGAATTGTCACCCGTCAGCCATAACACAGAACCAAGCGCAAAATAATCAGCATCTTCAGTGCGCCCTGTATCAGTCCAAACGGATTGCGATGTCACGCCCGTCACAGTGCCTGTCACAAGGTAATCAGCCAAAACAGGGCCATCTGGTGCAGCTCTGGGGCCAGTGCAGCGGCTTCTGTCAGTCGCAATTAATGTTGTGCTGTCAAGCGTCTCATCAAATAAAGTATGCGTGCATTTTGCAGAAACTTGTGTGCCAACTGATTGGCTTGCAGGGTCGCTTAAACTCATTGATTCTATAATATATTGATCATCTTCAATGCGAGACTTTCCAAAAATCGTTTTTTTGATAGCCTCCTCATCTTCTACAGGTGCCGCCCATGACGTTTCAAATAGATAGCCGCGCGCATTATCAAGCACGCCTGACAAAAGCTGATTGCGGGTGATTCCGGCAGAATCAAAGAATGCTTGACTGTCGAACACTGAAGGCGACAAACCAACCTCAGACACAACGTCTGACGGCTCGAAAAACGGGTCAGTAATATATACCTCACCATTGGACATGATCAGATTGTGTGGATACCACGCAAACCTAAACACCAGCCCCCCGACAGTTTCAATGCGGGCGCATGTGACTCTGGTTTCTGGATCAGCAACAACACTTTTCATTCAAAAATCACTTATGGGTTGTATGTTTCAATAATGCCAATTGATGTTGACAATATTTCAAAACTGGATCTGTCAATATCTAATGTTGAATTCTCAAAAACACAAGGAATGTCAAAATAACAGCCGCCGGTTACAATCTCGCTTGATTGCGGCTCTGTGTTGATGGTGCCTGCAGAGCCATAGACTGAGAATGCAGAAGAATCTATATCAACCGTGATGGTTGTTGCTGTGATGGCGGTGATCTTTCCGCGCAACCCGTTGATCTCTGTCATGCCAACAACAGCCGAAAAATGTACAGTGTCATCAGCTACAAGAGAGTGTGTGCCGATAGTCACAACGGCTGACGCGGCTGCAGTGATTCCTGTGACGGTGTATTGATCATTAGCATCAAAGGTGATTTCACCTGTTGTATAGTCAACAGTAAAATGATTGACAACCGCCTGTGCATTATCAAGATCATCACGAATGCCAACCAACACAGTGCCAGCATTCGGCTTTAATATTCTGCGCCGCGCCGCCGTTGTGATGGTTTCGTCATCGTACCATTGAGTAAGATGGTACACGCCGTCACCAACCTCACACACCTGATCATCAAAAGTAGGTACGCCAACAAGCGCATTTGTCGAAAAGTCATAGGGATGTTTCACCCTAAAAGAATTAAATTGCCCACTCGCACGCCTGAACATGGCCACAACATCTGATTGAATAGTTGCATCCAAATCCGATGTTTGCATATCCTGGCTAAACAACACATAGGGATGGATTAACCGCCTAAAATCACGACCACCCAACACCTCTGTTTTTGTGTTTTCAAAGCTATCAGAAAACCCTGAACCGTAGCTCATTTTTTCTGTTAATCGTTCATCAATAAACATTTATGTATACCGTTGCATTCTGTTCATTGCTTTGACAGCAGCAGCGCCCGCCATACCGCCAGCACGCTTGGCCGCCCTATCACTCAGCCCATCACCGTTGATCTGCACAGTGACATTGTTGTTGTTTGTTTTTCCGCTCATCATGGCTGCAGTTTCTGCACCGCCAATAATGTTTGCTGGGCCTGTGATGATTTCCGGCCTCTTTTCACCCGCCACCGCAAACTGGCCGGCACCAACAAAACCGCCCGAATCCTTAAAGCCTAGAAAGCCACCAATGTTGCCAAGAAATGACCCGCCAGTTGATGCCGCTGCAGCCCCGCCGCCCGTTTTGCCAAAGATGCCGCCCAACACAGAGGCACCAACACCCAAGCTGCCGGAATCGCCGCCAACAGTTCCAGTTGTGCCGAATGCCTGAGCAGCTTTCAAGGCTACCAATTGAATGATAATTTTGGCAATGGATGCTAAAAATTGTTTTTCCCAATCCTCAACACCGCCAATGGCATTTGATACGCCTGACAGTAGCGCCTCATCAATCTCACCACCCAGCTTTTCAACTTCACCACCAAACTTGTCTGCATCTTTAACTGTTTGCGCTATCTTCTCGTTGATGTGTCCAACTGATGCTGCATAGGTTTCTGCTGATATTTCGCCCTCATCCATTGCAACCTTGAGAATCATTATCTGGCCGCGCAACTCCTCAACCTGTTTCTGTGCTGCAGGCACCGCGTTTTCAATGATCTGCTGCACCTCATCTGCAAAGTCTTTTTGTGCTTCCATCGCATCAAGCTGCTCTGCCATGATCAAAAGGTTTTGTTTCTGTGGCTCTGTCAGGTCTTTTAGTGCGCCTTGCTCAACTGCATACCGTAGAGCTGCAGCCTCGCCAACCTGATCAAACAGTGCTATTTGTTCCCGCAACCCTTCTGCAGTGGTTAGATATGCTTTTTGAAGTCGTTCTGCAGCCTTGACCGCTTCTTCGTCAACTACACCAACACCGCCACCCGCTTTTGCATCTTTGCGCAACTGGGCAATTTTTGCCTCTCTCTCTGCCCGCTCTTTTTCTCTTGCTTTTTGTTCATCTTCTTGCAGTTTGGCCTGTGCAGCAGCAAGTTGTAAAACCGCCTCTCTTTCATCAAAAATGGTTTGTATTGTTGACTGCCTAGCATCATTGATGCCAACTTCTGCCTCTTGAAATCTTTTATACGCGGCATCAATCGTGTCATCAGTGAAAATGGCTTTGATGGTATCAGCAAACAGCCGCCCATGATTTTGCAGCTTGTCAAACGCAGACACAAACTCAACCACAATGACTTTAGTGATGGCGGCAATATTTGCTGGCATTTCTTTGAAGGCGCTTACAATAAAATCAACAGTATCTGACCCAATAGTGCCAAGCAGCTCTGTTTCATCCCCCATATCACCGAGGCTGTCAGTGGTCGCATCAATCGTGCCACGCCAGATGGCCATCGTCTCAAGAATGCTTGTGGTGAATGCACCGCTGTCAAGATATTCTGAAATACCTAGAATTGAACCACTTAAACCGTCACTTGCTCCGGATGCCTCATTGATTGTGCCAATTACCTTGGTGAGTGAGTTGCCAAATACAGTGACAGATTGTTCAACGGTTGCGTTGATTTGTTGAAACTTGCCATCAACGGCATCACCCTGTGACTGCAGCGCATTAATGACCGCTTTTGCTGTCAGCGTGCCTGACTCTCCTAGCGCCTTTAGCTCACCAACATCTTTACCCAAACCATCAGCAAGCGCCTTGGCTAGTGCCGGTGCCTGCTCAAGTACTGAGTTCAATTCTTCACCACGCAACACGCCTGCCGCAAAGCCCTGCCCTAACTGAACTAATGCCGCATTTGCTGATGTTGCAGATGTTCCACTGATGGCAACCGCTTTGTTGATAGTTTCAACCACACCAGCAACGCCCGCGCTTGATATAGCCAGGGCATCCTGGTTGGTTGCGATTCGTTGATAAAGCTCTGCTGTTGCGTCGAGCGGTTGGCGTGATTCTTGTGCGATCTGAAAAACGGCATCCTGTGCTGCAATCAAGTCTGCTGAATTGTCTGTGACAACGCGTAAACGGTTGCCTAAGCCTGTCCACGCATCTGCTGACGCAATGATCTGCCTTGTGCCTAGATAAGCAGCCAGGGGGCCAGCAATGCGCTTGAACGAGTTGCCAAGCTGATCTGTGGCTTTTTCTGTTCTGCCACCTTGCTTTGCTAGACCCTTAAGGCGTTTTTCAGCCTTTGGAACGTCAGAGCTATCAACTTTTATGCCTAGTGTTGCCCAAACGCTCATTCTCTATACCTTTCTTGACAGCTTCATTAGTATTTTGACTTCCCAAGCACTCAAATTGCGATTGGTTAGCTCTGCCCAAGCACTCAGCTCTGAATAGCTGGCCGGGTGCTTCAGCTCCAAAAACCAACCCCACAAATATTGCAGATGCTCTGGGCATTCTCCCTGCTCGATCAGCTCTGCCGGGGTGATTCCTGTTGACTTTTCCACTGCCTCAAGGTGGGTTTTAGTAGAAATTCCATCTGTTGCGCCTTCTGGCGGCTTGCTGTATTCAATTTCCAGCGCCGCCCAATTGTTTAAGGCTTCGAGGCTTTCCCAAAAAAACGGCTATTTTGTGTTGACACCTTGTCAATCTGATCTGGTAGGTGAACCGCTTCTGTCAGAAACTCTTTAATATTTTCTTCTGTAAATTCTTCATCAAATGACCAGCCAGCGACTAACGAGACAAGCAAATCAAGTTTGCGTGCCTTATGTGCTGCCTTTTTCTCATCTTCATTTTCAAGCGCCGCATCTTTGAAAGCCTGCTGCACTGCAACTTCTTTGGCCTCTTGAAATTCATCACTCCAAATGCTCCGAATGATTATCCATTCATTAGAAAGTTTGCCTGTGGCCATGTCGGTCAAGAAAACTTTGATTCCCTTGCTGGCCTGCTCTCGCGTGTAAAACTTTTCTCTCTTGCTTGTCATGCCCAACCCTCTAAACTGCGCGGCCCCAGTAGCTGACCGCGTGTTCATTATTATATTATGCTTGTGAATCCTGAATACTGATTGTCGTGTTTTCGCTATTGATACCCGTACCACCAGCACCATTCAGAAGCGCCGTAAAGGGCATAGTTTGCACCAAGCCTTTCTCACCGTCATCTTTAGATGAACCGCCAACTTTCACCCTTGGAAATACAAAAGATATAAATTCAGGGTTAGCAGTTGAACCGCCTTTAAATACTGCATAAATAGGCACTTCAGTTTCATTGTCAAAATAATCTCTAAACACTGCATCCTGAAAATACACGCTCATATTGCCAGAAACTTTAATGCGGCCTCTGAAAATAGCAGGGTTTACATTTGAACCAACAACAGGCTCTGTGCTTAGACCAGTATCAATGACAAAATCCATGCCGGTAATTAATGCAACAGCAGCGCCGTCAACATAGATAAAACCACTCACGGCCGCCAAAACTGGGTCAGTACCTGCAGCAGCAACAGAGGTGAAATATTGTGATGTGTCGTTTGTTCTATCCTTGCCAAGCATAGGAATTGAAATTGTCGCCATGCCTGTTGGCGGCAAACCAATGCTGATGCTCTGTGGCTTCAGACCCAAACACAACTCACTTTGATTGATGTCGTCGTGCCAGTGTTCAATTGCAACAGATTGATCTGTTTTTGTGCCTGTAGCCGCAAATGTTTTCTTGCCAACCATCGCCAGCGTGACCGTATCGCCTTCAGCTTCATCTGTCAGCACAGTGCCATCAAGTGTGGCAACCGTCATCACCGTTGCAGTCAACGCCGTGATCATCGCATAGTGTGCGTTGTTGTTGCTTGTAGTAAACCCCGAAGCACTTACAACATCACCCAACTTGAAACCGTCTGTAAGGTAGGAGCCAGTGGAGCGAGTGAACTCTGTACCCGTACCCGTCACCGCAATGACAGCAACAGCGCCTGTGGTAGCTGCAGCGGGAAAATCCTGCCGCAAAGCAACCTCAAACAGATCATTGTAAGTGCCAACTGATAATTCACCATCAATTGAACCTGCAACACTGCGCACGCCGTGACGGTAATCAGCCACCTGACCATCATCACGAATCTCTGCACTCTCATTAATGGCTTTCACCAGATCGAGGCTAGAAGAAACACGCCTCATGTATTGCGCACCAGTAGCACCAGGGGCCACGCCCCAAGATGTTTCCTTCTTGATCGCAACCTTTTTATTTACGCCTGCTGCTATAGTCATCTTTGCACCCTTGCTTCCCAATTAATATTTACAATGATTTGATAAAACGAGTCTATATTTCCAGACGGGCCTTTGCCTGCACTGGTTATAAAGACTTCTTGCCCCAAATAAGACGGTCTAAATCCCGCCTTAAAAACATTTCGTATTTCTGTTACTTTTTGATTGGCTGCACCAACCCCAGTATTCACTGGATAGTTCAGGTTGATCTGCATGATCCCTGAAATTAAATCTTCACCACCATCACCCATTGTGTTTACAAATGGCTGTGCGTGTAAGATGTAAACTTCAGCATACGGTGTGCCAACAACAGGCACAAAGCTCTTGTTTTCAACGGCATAATCTAGCCCAAAAGCGCCGTCATCAAATGCCTGAATTAATGCTGAATCAATCTTATATATCATATTCTTGTTTTAGACTCTTGCTCTTTTACCAGCTTGGCAAATCGCGTGATATTTTTTCTTACCATGCCCTGTGGTGCCTTACCTTTAGAACCGCCGTATTCAATCGGCACCGCATATGGTAGGTTGTTGGTCATCCATGTGACCCGCCCACCTTTTTTACTGTTGACCACTGTGGTCATCTTTCCTATTGTCCCTGATCTGCCAGGATCAACACCCTCAACAGTACCTGTGGATGGCTGGCCAAATGTCACTTGCCAATTGCCAACCAATCTACCCTCATCAACCGGGGTGTCTTGTATGACATCAGAAAACAGGGCTATTTCAACGCCCTTGATCATTCTATCGCTTGCGCCATTTAGCTTTAAACCAAAACTTTTAATGTCGCCCTCAAAGCTCACTTTCTAGCCTGCACAAAATACACAAGCGGTGTGCCTGCAGGATTCTTTGCCACAATATCAATGATGCTCCAATATTCAGCGCCTACCAAAACCTTGTCAGTCAATACAGGTGTTTGTGTGTTATCCAGAATTAACATTCTGTCACCGCTTTGGATTCTCTGCCCATCAATCAAATCAGATTTATACTGTGAAACAATACCCTTTTGGGTAATCAATGACGTGCTGCCGCCCGCCTCAACGCCTGTGACATTATCAAAGGTGCCGTCAGCCTTTCTCTGCAGTGTGATCGTTTGGCCAAACTCATCAATCAGAGTGTTAGCAACTGCAGCCATGTCATCATAAAAAGCCATTTAAGCACGCACCAAAAACATGCCATTATTATTCAGCAAGATATTAATGTGCGCTCTGGATTTTTGGGTCTTGTTAACTTTTAACGCTTGGCCAGGATTGGCGTATTCAATTTCAACCGCCCCATCAACCTTTTTGCGTATAGCTGGCAATTCGGCATCTGGCGGATTAAATAAATCCTGCGAGGCATCAGCCTCGATGCACAAGGCAAGCTGTGCGTTTTTTACCTGTCGTGGTATCTCGGCACTCGACCATGACCAACCCTCAAGCACAACATCTGTGCGGGGCCATGATAGCGCCTGATCTCTTGCAACCCTCTGCCCAACAAACCGCTTATCAAAAGATTCTAAAAAATCCATTGACTCTGCAATTAATACTTTTGGTGGTCTTGATAGGGTCAAGCCACGCGCGCACGCATGGGCTGCCAATTCAGCAGCGGTGATATAACTTGTGGCACCAGAAACCCGGCTGCCATCTTCAATTATTATGGCCACAATTAGCCCTCAGATTTCGAGGCTGTGCCTTTTCTTGTTGCCGGTTTTGATCTAGCCTCAGAATATTTCTGATGCTTATCTTTGTCAAAATCCTCAACATTAATTTCTACATAGTCGCCCTGATCTTTTCCCCAGGGTTTCACCTTCATCACTTCGCATGTTCCACTCATAAAGCACCCATTCTAAACAATGAAAAAATAGGGGGCCATTACAGCCCCCCGTTTTCTTAGCCTAACAACAGTGCCATGTGTTCTGGCTTAACGGCTTTAACACCCCAAGCCAAAGCCACCTCAAACTGAACTTGTCTGTATTGCATGTATTGCGATACTTCAAAGCTCAAACCTGAACGCGGGTCAGTGATGATCTGACGATCAACAGCAGAATCACCCAATTCAGGCAGTGCAGGTGCGCGTGTTGCCAAAGCAATTGCGCCACGGTTGAATGCCATGTTGCGAGCAGCAGCAGCAACAACAGTGATTGCTTTTGTCGCGGCAGACATCGCCACTTTCAGCCCGGGTGCGGCAATAGTGATTTCGCCACCAGATACTGCACCAACGCCAGACTCAACAACATACTGATTCGTATCGCCTGCAAATGTAACAACATCACCCGCAAGAATGGTACCAGTACCAACAGCAGCCAAAGTCAATACAGTTGCGCCGACAGCATAACCGGCATTGTCAGTGGTAGCTGATGCGCCTGTGCCTTTTGCTGGTGTGAGGATTTGGCCGGATTCACGCAAATCAAAGCCGGTCAAAGGCATTAATACGCCCTGACGCTGTATGCTTGGATCACCAGCATAATCAACACGCGCCTGCTTACCAATAAAGCTGGCACCTGCAGAAGTGTCAATAACCAGATGATTATCCATCTGTGGTGCGCCGTTATCTTTCAGAATCTTCATTGCTTGTGCAGCATCTGAAAAGTCGCCAGCGGTAGCAAAAGGCGTGGTGCCGGCAGTACCGTATGCGCGGGATGCAGCAATATGCAATCCAGCCAAGTCAGCCTCAACCTCATTGACAAGTGTGCGCATTGCTTGTGCAAACTGATCAACAACGATGTTGCCAACGCCAGGGCCACTATTCAAGCCCATTGACTGCTCACCATTCCAGCGAACTGGTACACGCCGCGCTTTGCTGATGGTCATATCAACATTAGTGATTACCTGATCACCATCATCAGGGGTGTCAACCGCTGGGGTGATGTCAGAAGCTGTTGCAGCAGGTGCAACAGGTGAACGCACAACTTGACCCTGTGCCGCGCGCTCAAATGACATATCTGAACTTACAGCAGGGATTAAACCAACCATTTCACGTGAAACTGTGTCAGCAGCGGTGTAAAGGTCGGGGATTAGGTTTGTAATGGTACTAGCCATTATATTTTACTCCATCAATCAATTAAGGTGCCGCCATCTTTAACAAAAGCCATTCGTTCTGTTGGGCTTTTCGCGTTAAAGTCGGCGCGTTTTAGTGTTTTCGTACTCCCGGCCCCGCCGTCACTGCCATTGGCCCCGCCGCCTGCAGCTTTTGAACCTACAATGAGCGGCGCAAACGCCGGATCACCAATAAATTCATTTTTTAATTCTTCAACTGTTAATGCAGAAGGTTTTCCGTCTGCATCTGTCACAACTGTTACCGCCTTGCCGTCACGAATCTCCATCTGCAGTCGTGATTGTATGTGTGGCAATAAAGCCCTTGCGCTTCCCTGGACAGCAAGCTCTGATGCCATTTGGGTTGCTTTTGATGTTACTGTTGCGTTATGCAGCAGGCTTTCCAGTTGTGTAATTTTTGGCTGGTATTCTTCTTTTAAACCGTTGACGGTTGTGTCAAACTTGGTTTGCCAGCTTTGCTCGAGCGCGTCAGTATCGCCGTTTTTCTTTGCTAATTCCTTAGCCTCTGCAACCGCCAGTGCTTCAGCTTCTTTTGCTTTGGCTGCAAGCCCTTTCTTTTCTGACAGAAGCTCTTGAATTTTTGAATCCATCGCCTCGATGCGCTTGTCAGCTTCAGATGTGTCAGGCTTTGGAATGCCATCAACACTTAAAACAAACTTTCCATCTTGCTCTGTATACAAAGAGCGTTGTGATTCATCAATTTCTTCTATACTATCGTGTTGGTATTGTAACATTTTATATCCCCCGGATATATTTTGTGGCAAGCCCTGCCCGCCTATTAAGCACCCCACAAGTGGGGCGGTGTTCTTTTGTTCTAATTGTTGACAATTATATCCCCGCGCGCTCGAACGCTAAAGGTTCCAATCGGCGCATTTCTGCCAGTGTCAATGGTTCAAAATTCTTGCCTAAATTTAATTCTGCAAATCGTTCTGATGACAGCCCACCATTGCGCAACAATGCCGCCCTGCGCACTCCAAGCGTGCTGTTTTGGAATGCCTTCGGCTGCTTCTTTAGCCACTGATAATATGTTTGATCTTGTGCAACGTACCCATTGACGCTTGACCTTGTAGCCCCAGCCTTTAAAAAATCAAACTCATCATCAAGCTCTGCAACAGTTGTTGACCGGCATGAAACATGAATTGGCGGTCTTGGCCCTGAATCAACAGGGAATAACTGACCATCCAATGACCTGCAAATCTGAGTGGTACGGCCATCAAGTGTTGACACCCATTTCACTTTTTTCACTAGATCACTGTTGGCATCCCATGTTGCTTGCCTTGCAATAGATGCGGTATGTTGCACCGCTGTTCTGACCATCGCTTTTGCGCCACGGTTGGTGATAGCCAGTTCACCGTCATTGTATTTGTTAGCCCTGGTTCCACGCACTGTGCGTATCATGTCAGCGTTTGTTTGACCCTCATAAAAGCCACGCCGGATCACGCCTGATATTCTCTCAACATCATTGGCTGACCAATCACGCATAAAAGCATCAAGCAATTTGCCGCCACCAACACCGCGCACAGATAAAGGCGCAGACAAGACAGCCGCCCTGACCTGCTCTGGTGATGGAATAACAGATTCAAAGCCGCGCACAACCTGATCAATTGATCTAGCCTCAAAACCTGCTTCATAGTCGGCAATATCTGCCAAGTCTGTCTGCAGGGTGCCAAGATAGCGTGCATATATCGCATTTAAGTCTGTATTGACACCAGTGATTAGGCGCTCAACCCTACCGCGTGAAAAGTCAGTCATGGTTTCAGCAGATAACCGCAACCGCAATTGCACATCCATTTCCTTAAGGAATGCGGCAAATTTGGCAGCCTCACCAGATTTGACACGCTCCAAGAATACTTGATGCCGGGTGGACTGCTCTATCAGTTGCGGTGATGTCGCCATCTATGTCATCCGGTTTTGCGGCAGATTACCCTGTATTAAATCGTGGTCAACATCCCTGTCATCTGTTGCGCCCATAACAACCGGCACATCATCAAGCTCCAACCCTGAATCATCAGAATCAAGCTCCTCTCTGATTTCTTCATCTGTTTTGGATGGGTCAATATATTCTGCAGCCCGCAACCGTTGCCAAAAGTCTGTTTTTGGTAGATGTCCACTCTGAACCGCTGCAATCCATGCTGTGATGTCCTGTGCAGACATTTCTTGGTTTGACAGGTCTTGATTCAGTGAGAATTCAACCTCACCTGTAATATTCATAAATTCTACAGCCCAGCCCAAGGCTTTTTGATAAGCTGATGCAACATTGGCAGCAGCCAACGACAACACAGAATGCTGCACGCTTTGATCGCCAGCGGCCTCTGTTGCTGTCTTAGCAACCGATCCAGGCTGTACAACTCTTGCCCCCAGCCCCACCATCTGATCTTGCTTTTGATCCATTGCCTCTTTTGCCATTGTATTTGGCTGTGCCTGCTCCATTCCAAATGAACCGCCTGCAGGCAATAGAATTGGTGCGCGTGATCCAATAAAAATACCCGTTTCTTGCATCCAATCACGCCATTCTTCTGAAAGTCCAGACATCCACGGTTGCACTTGGCCGCAAAAATATACCGAATCTTCATAATCAGCAGAGTTGCGATAATGAGCAATATTTACTTCAGCCATGTCATACAGTGGCGATGGGTCAATGGTCGCGTCATTATTATTGGCACCGACAAAGGTGAATGGAATTTCAGACCACGAGCCGCCGCTGCCATTTAATATGATTATTGGCTCCTCAAATAAAACCCACTCTTTTTTATTCTTTCTATAAATCTCTTGAGTATAAACGCCGCCCTCTAGCCGCAACACCCTATACTGATCAATGACATCAACACCAAAGCCACTGGCCTCAGATACTGACTCCTTAAACACCAGCAACACAAGTTTGTAAACTGCCCCAATCTTCTCAATGCGCCAATTAACAATATTGGCTGCATCAATTAGCAGGATGTTGGCGCGCACCTTGCCGCTGACCTGATCGGCCTTTGATGTTGCGCCCTGAACTTTGGGGTAGTCTGTCAACAATCCTGAACGCCCACATTTTAAAATCTTTGATAGGCAGCTACGCGCTTGCTGCTCGATAG